AATGCCGTCCAGTCAAGCGGCATATTGGACAGGCCAAAGCGGTTGCCACCGCAATGAGCCGGATGGGGTTCAACGTGCAAGATGCGCTCACCAGTGGTGGTAGCTTTAGTTTCTTTGTTGCCAAAGCCAGCGTCAATCTTGTTTGTGAAAATGCGATACCCTGCGTAGCCAATGACATCAGCCCACTCTTGCACCAACGCACCAGCGCGGTCATGGAGTTTCAGCACATGGCTGTCAAAGCCTTCGGTCAATGGGTCTTCAATGCGCTTGATCTTGTCGTGTGCAATCAAGATGATGCCCATGCCTTTGTCGGCTCTCAGCACCTCCAAACCAGACAGCAAGTTGCGCCATTCTTCGGCGGCAGCAATGTAGCCCTTACCAAAGCCTGGTTGCTCAATGTTCTTCCAATTGTTGGCCTTGCACACATGGTCTTGCACCAGTGGCTCAAGCCAATCAAGCGAGTCAATAAACAGCGTTTGAAAGTCATGGTCCTGATTGATCAGTGTGGCCACAGCAGAGTACACATCAGCCAAGCTGGTAGCCAACGGGAATGCGTTGGCATCCACAGCGTCAGCGCCGTCTTCGGTCAAGATGCCAATGGCTTTTGGCGCCATAGCGGCAAAGGTGGTCTTGCCAATCTTGCCTTGGCCAACAATCACAATTTTGGGAGCACGTACACGGCGTGTTTTGGAAATGGATTTCAAATCAAACATATTAGTCTTTCAAAAGTTCAATGGTGGGTTTTGCGGGTTTGCTTGTGATGAATGCAGCAGCTTGTGCAAAGGCGGCTGAATCCAAATCTTTGAGGGCACGGAGATTGGTTAGGTCAACATCAGCCTTCCAGCGAAATGCTTTTTTGGCGTTAGTTGACAATTGATCCCATGCCCGTTCAACACTGGCTGTGTCAACCGTGCGGTTAATCTTCCAGGTGATCTTGACTTCTTCGTCAGTGTGGCTACCTTCACCGCCATCTGGCTTGGTGAATTGCTTTTCAATCAATTCCTCTAAGCGCAGGCGCTCGGCTTTTGCAATGGCTTCAGCCAGCTTGGCTTTGCGAAGGGCTGTGGTCAGTTCAGCAATCATCATGGTCTTCCTGTATTTGTGCCAATGCGGCGTTTTCAATTTCCTCAACCACGCTATCGCACAACAGGTGAGCAATGTTCTCACCAAGGTGGTAGGCGCAGTCAAGGGTCACACTTTCGGGGTAAGCAGGCTCAGTGAATGAGCCACGCTCTTCTGCCTCGTAATCCAAATGGCAGGTCAACTCCACATCATTGATGGTGTAGACAAACTCCATCACACCACGGGGTGCGTGCGGGGTTTTGGTTTGCTCTTCAAAAGCCAGATCAGCAAAGCGACCTAACTCGTTGACAGTGAACACAGCAACAGCCAGTTCGTCGTGTGCGGCTTGCTGGGCAAGCCTAATGATGGTGCTGTCATCCATCATGCTGACAACCCAAAGAACAGGCAAGCGGCCAAGCCAATGCCAATGGCAATGGCCAACAAAAAACCAAGGGCTGCTTCTGCACGGGCGTTGAGCTTGGCAGCTTTGACTTGTGGGTGGTAGTGGTATTTGTGGTGTTTCATGGTTTGCTTTCGGGGGGCCGTGGCCCCCGTTTGATTAGATGTAGGCGTCGGCTTTTTTCAAACCCTGACCGGCAATAAACATGGCCTTGGCTTCAATTGCGTAATAACCATATTTTTTGCAGAATGACAACAGCTTTTTACGAACAGCAACTGGATGCCAATATTCTTGTTCAGCGTGCAGGTCAAGCTCATGCAGGCAAAGGTAGCAAAGGTCTTCAATTGTTTTGTGGCTAAACGGGTCAAAGCCGCAAACATCGGGCAATGCGTTAAGTGCTTTTTCAAATGTCATATCGTTTCCTTTTGGCCTTCCGGCGTGATGGTCAGTGAACTATTTCCCTGCCATGTGATGAATTCTAGCAGGTTGATAGACCATGTCAAGCAATTTGCTAGAAATAAATAAAAATAAATTGTAGGTACTTTCCCTAATGCGCTGCTGTTCAAGCAATCTGCTAGACTCACCAGCCTATGAACACACAAATCACACCAGACGAGCGCCGACAACTGGCAGAAAAAGTTGGCATCAATGAGCAGTACCTGTACCAGTGCCTGACAGGCAGGCGTGAAATGTCGGCCAGTGAGGCTGTGCGTGTAGAGATGGCCAGCGATGGGCGCTTGACTCGCAAGATGTTGTGCCAGGACAGTTGGCAGGGCATTTGGCCTGAACTGGTGGAGCAGGCATGACATCCTTTTCAACAATCTTCCCCAATGGCTTTGCGGTAGCCACAGAAAGCCAAGACCTGATCAACCCTGAGGCTGCGTTTAGGACTCACTGTGAGGCTAGTGGGCTGCTGATCAAAGACTTGATTGCCGATGGCGAGATACATCGGGTGGCTCATGTGTCATCCAAAAAAGGCTCACTTGATGGGTGGTACATCTTGCACACCAGTGGCAAAGTGCCAGTTGGCATTGCCGGATGCTGGAAAGAGCCTACATTTGAGGCCAAATGGGTGGCTGACATTGGCCGTTCTATGTCGTTCACTGAAAGGTTTGAACATGACAAATGGGTAGCAGACCTCAAGGCCAAGAAGGATGCAGAAAGATTAGCCAGCCAAGCGGTGGCTGCTGAGAGAGCAGAAGATGAAGTCGGTACTTATGCTGATGCAAGCAATGACCATCCCTATCTGGTTCGCAAGCACATACAGGCTCATGGGGTCAAGATTGATCGTGCCGGCCGGTTGGTTGTGCCAGTTGTTAACCAGTCTGGTGAAATCCTGTCCTACCAAACCATTGACGCAGAAGGTAATAAGCGGTTCTTGAAGGGTGGCAAGATTGAGGGTGGCTTTTATGAACTGCGTGGCAATCGCAAGATCGTGTTCGTGGGTGAGGGGTTTGCCACTTGCGCATCAATCTATGAAGCAACTGGATACACAGTCATGGTGGCGTTTGATTGTGGCAACTTAGCCAAGGTAGCCAAGAGCGCAAAAGAGATGTTCCCAGGCTCCAAGATTGTGATTGGCGCTGACAATGACCAGTTCACCGAGGGCAACCCTGGTGTGACCAAGGGCCGTGCTGCGGCTGCTCTGGTGTTTGGTGAGATTGTTTACCCATCATTTGGTGATGCTGACATGGTGGACAACAAGCCAACCGATTGGAACGACCTGCATTGTTTGCAAGGACTGGATGCCGTGAAAGAACAAATTGAGCGCGTAGCTGGGCCAGTGCGGGACAAGTTGGCGTTTGAGTTCTCACGGGCTGACAGCCTGACCCTGACCGAGATCAAGTGGGTCGTGGATGACTACATTGAATCTGACTCACTGGCGCAGGTCTTTGGTGATCCAGGTGGTGGCAAGTCTTTTGTTAGCATCGACTTGGCTTGCTGCGTGGCCACCGGCAAAGACTGGCATGGCCATCAGGTCCAGCAAGGGGCAGTCTTTTACATCGCTGGCGAGGGACACAATGGTTTGGCCAGGCGCTTTAAGGGTTGGGAGTTGGGCAACGGCGCAACACTGGATGGAGCGCCATTGTTTAAAAGCCACAGGGCAGCACAGTTGTATGACGCGACAGAGGCTGCTCTGGTGGCTGACTCCATCAAAACCTTGTCTGCTGAGTGTGGCCATATCCCATCCATGATCGTGATTGACACCTTGGCACGCAACATGGGCGGGGATGAGAACAGCACCCAAGACATGAACAGCTTTATCCAGCACCTAGACACCTATCTGCGCCAAGACTACAAGTGCTGCGTTTTGGTGGTACACCACAGTGGCGCAATGGACAAGGACAGAAGCAGGGGCAGCACAGCACTCAAGGGTGCGCTAGACGCGGAATACAAGTGCCAGTTGGATTCGGGCACAAAGACCATCCAGTTTGAGTCCAAAAAGATGAAGGACGCTGAAATGCCAGCGGCTAAGAATTTCCAAATCACCCAAGTGGACCTGCCCATTTTTGACAAGCACGGTAACGCAGTCAAGGGGGCGTATCTCACCAGTGTGGACATCTCAGGGCTGGTCAGTAATATCCAGAAGAAGAAAACCATACCCGGCAATCAGCGCATTGCACTGAACTGCTTGGTGGCCATTGAGCAGCACAAACGCACCGAGGGAATGGATGGTATGGATGTCTCTGCCACATACGACGAGTGGCGGGATTCTGCCAAAAGTCACGGCCTAGACTATCGCCGGTTCAAAGAAGCATCTGCCGCATTGGTCAAAAAAGACATGGTTATTGAGCGCAATGAGGTGTTCAGGACGGCCCCACCACCAATAGAGAATGGAGCGCCAGCATGAAAGTAGAAATTGGGAACGCCACCCTGTACCTTGGCGACTGCATGGACATTTTGCCTACGCTGGACAAGGTGGATGCTGTCATTACAGATCCACCTTATGGCATTGGGGCTAATAAAATGACCCTTGGGAATGGCAAAAGAAAGCTAGACCGAGGTCAAATGGATTGGGATGCAAAGCCGCCATCAGATGATTTAATGAATTTAATATTTAATTTGGCTGACAAACAAATTTATTGGGGCGGCAATTATTTTAATGTGCCACCAAGTCGCTGTTGGCTAGTTTGGGACAAATGTACAGGTGCAAACAGCTTTGCCGATTGTGAGCTTGCTTGGACAAATTTAGATAGTGTTGTTAAAAAGCTAACACTTCCTTGGCTTGGTTCAAACGCAAAAGATGAGTCTGGCGAGCGAGTTCATCCAACGCAAAAGCCATTAAATCTAATGCGCTGGTGTATAGATGTGGCTGGAAAGCCAAACACCATCCTCGATCCATTTATGGGAAGCGGCACAACAGGCGTGGCTGCTGTCCAGATGGGGCGCAAGTTTATAGGCATTGAGCGTGAACCCAAGTACTTTGAGATTGCCTGTAAGCGCATAAAGGATGCGCAAAGGACGTTTGATATGTTCGGATTTAACGGCACTACAGCGGCTGATTTCCCAAAACAGGAAACCATGTTTTGACCAAAACCAATGTTGCTTGTAACTTTGTTACATCGGTTTTGAACCGAAGTGAACCGAAATGTAGCCTGGAGTTACATGATAAATGCACCGCACCGAACCGAAATGCACCGAAATCGGTGCATCGGTGCACCGAAAAACTGCACCGATGTATGCACCGATGCACCGAAAGCACCGATAAATGAACCGAAAAAAGCCGTTTTGGGCCGTGTTGGATGCACCGAAAGCACCGATAGGGGTATACATACCCTATCGGTTCGGTGCACCGACCCCCGCAAAAAAACATCGGTGCATCAAGGCAGCGGGATTTGGGAAAGGAACAAGAGATGATTGAAGTTGAAATGGACATGAAGGTGGTCAGCATGGCCAACATGAGGTTGCATTGGGCGGTTAAGGCAAAACTGGTTAAGAGTCAGCGCCAGAAGGCGTTTAACGCGCTGGCGAGTGTTGCCGCACCTCCACCATTGCCTTGCACGATTGTGTTGACTAGGGTGGCTCCTAGGGCTTTGGATGGGGATAATCTTCAGTCGGGGTTTAAGGCGGTCAGGGATGGGGTTGCTGATTGGCTTGGCGTGGATGATGGGAGCCAATTGCTGGACTGGCAATATCGGCAGCGATCCAATGGGGTTAAGACTTACAGGGTTGAGATTGAAGTGATAGCATAAAGGTGTGCGGGATCATGCAGTTGCCGCATTTTTCAGAAGGCTGTTAAGCCAGCGCTCGAGGATGGTGACTTGCGGATTTTCTGGCTTTCTCCCGCAACACGCTGAAACCCAAATCGAAGCCTTCTCATTTTTTAAGGAGCTTACAAGTGACTCAGAACTTGGCGACCACCGAAGTGGTTGAGAAACGTGGCCGTGGTAGGCCAACAGTGTTTGGGATTGATCATCCCTGCTGGCAAATCATGACCGAGCAAATGTCGATGGGTAAAAGTCTCAGCACGGCATTGAAAGCAGACAATATGCCTTCGTACTACGCAGTCATGTTGATGATCAAGAAAAGTCCAGAGTTCCGTACGATGTACGAGAACGCCATTGAGGACCGAGCAGATCGACTAGCCGAGGAGATTCTAGAACTGGCTGATGAGGAAATGCCAGAACATCTGGAAGGCCCAATGGCTTCAGCCTGGGTACAACGCAAACGAATGCAAGTTGATGCACGCAAATGGATTGCATCCAAACTCAAGCCCAAAATGTACGGCGACCGCATTGATGTCGCTGTGACAGATACACGCATTAGCGTCATGGATGCCTTGAAAGAAGCCAAGCAGCGTGTTCTGAAAGATGACAGCAATGTCGTGGATGTTGAAGCTAAATCTAGCGATTAGTGACTTGGATGAGGGTAATTGAAGATGGGTTTGTGCGACTACAGCGGAAATTGTTGCGAATTACGCGCACGCGCCCAACCAGCTACGCATCAGGGTTAACCCTGACTAAAACGCAAGTCTACTTCGTACAACACCCATTATGTAAAGTTAATGCCAAGTTATCCACAGATTTATGAGTGCCGTAGCATTACAAACAAAGTTATCCACAAGTAATTGTGGACAAGTGGCCATAAACCCCTGTGGACAAGCGCCTGGCCGTCCCGCCGCCAGCCGAGGGGGAGGGGGTAGGGCCGGGGCGAAAGGGCCGCAGTTACGGTAGCCCCGCGAACAATTTTTAATTTTTTGTTTTTTGATTTAAGATTGCCCCCAATGCAAACCACCATCTACAAACCCGAAGACGAACAAGAGCTGATGGCGACCTTGTGGACGCCGCAGTTGGCTGATGACCCTGAGGCTTTTGTGTTGTTTGCTTTCCCGTGGGGCAAGGAGAACACCCCGCTGGCGAACTTCAAGGGGCCGCGCAAGTGGCAACGCGAAGTCCTAAGAGAAATTGCCGAACACATCAAGCGCCAGCAGGGCCGCATAGATTTTGAGACATTGCGCCATGCGGTGTCTTCTGGCCGAGGGATTGGCAAGTCTGCGCTGGTGTCCTGGCTGACCATCTGGATGTTGTCTACCCGCATAGGCTCGACAACGATCATCTCGGCCAACAGCGAAGCCCAGCTTCGTGCGGTGACATGGGCTGAGATCACCAAGTGGTTGGCGATGAGTATTAACAGCCACTGGTTTGAAGTGGCAGCGACAAAGATTTCACCGGCCAACTGGTTAACTGACTTGGTAGAAAAAGACCTGAAAAAAGGCACGCGCTATTGGGCTGTTGAGGGCCGTTTGTGGTCAGCCGAAAACCCTGATGCGTATGCTGGGGTTCACAACTACGATGGTGTGATGGTGATTTTTGATGAGGCCAGTGGTATTGATGATGCAATCTGGTCTGTTACCGCTGGATTCTTTACCGAAAACACACCTAATCGACTTTGGCTGGCTTTCTCCAACCCTCGACGCAATACTGGTTACTTCTACGAATGCTTTAACTCCAAACGCGACTTTTGGAGCAACAAGGTGGTGGACGCCCGTACAGTCGAGGGCACGGACAAGCAGGTGTACCAGAACATCATTGATGAGTATGGTCCTGAATCGAGCCAGGCGCACGTTGAGGTTTATGGCATGTTCCCGTCTGAGGGTGATGACCAGTTTATTCCGGCTGACATTGTGGATGAGGCCATGAACAGGGAGAAGTACAAGGACCAGACTGCGCCGATCATCATTGGAGTTGACCCTGCACGATTTGGCGCTGATGCCACGGTGATTGCTGTGCGCCAAGGCAGGGATATTGTGCGCATTGACCGGCATCGAGGGGATGACACCATGACGGTGGTGGGCCACATCATTGAGGCTATTGAGGAATTCAAGCCTGCACTGGTGGTGATTGACGAGGGTGGCCTTGGAGCAGGCATTGTTGACCGGCTAAAAGAGCAACGCTACAAGATCAAGGGTGTCAACTTTGGCAATAAGTCTGCCAACCCAATCATGTATGGCAACAAGAGGGCGGAGATGTGGGGCAAGATGAAGGACTGGTTAAGGAGTGCAAGCATTCCGAAGGACAGGTTCTTGAAGACTGACTTGATTTCGCCTATGATCAAGCCTGATTCAAAGGGCACGATCTTTTTGGAGAGCAAAAAGGACATGAAGGCGCGTGGTTTAGCATCGCCTGATGCTGCTGATGCTATTTGTGTCACGTTTGCTTTTCCTGTGGCTCACCGAGAGTACAATTCTCGCAATGTAACGCGCACGATCAGCATTGATCGAGGCTCATCAGCATCTTGGATGGGATCATAATGGCTACCAAACCTGGACTTTACGCAAATATTCACGCCAAACAGGCCCGCATTAAGGCAGGTTCTGGCGAAAAGATGAACAAGCCTGGCTCCAAGGCAGCGCCCACGGCCAAAGACTTTAAAGAGTCTGCTAAAACGGCTAAACCTGCCAAAAAAGGTAAATGATATGCCGTTGAAAAAGTCACCTAGCAAGCCTGCGTTCAAAGAAAACGTCAAAGCTGAAATCAAGGCAGGCAAACCCGTCAAGCAAGCTGTTGCTATTGCTTATTCAGTCAAACGTGAAGCAGAAAAGAAGAAAAAATGACTTTAAAGGCCATGCAAAACTGCCTAATTATTGAGGTGGATGTCGAAAAGCACGAGTTTTTGGAGCTACTTTCGACTGAAAAGCAAGAAACGGGTATAGTCGTGTCCGCTGGCCCTGATTGCAAAGAGTTAAAAGTCGGTGATCATTTATACTTCGGCGTAGGGCAAGAATTCACGCATGGCGGCAAAGAATATGTCGTGATGCGCGAACCTCATGTATTAGGAGTCCTGAATGGCTGACCCAACTGGCATAGTCGCAGCGGCTAACGTAGCTGCTGGTGGCAAACCGCTGAAATCTGATTCCGATATTTTGACTGTGGCCCGTGCCCGGTTGGATATGGCGGTTTCTTGCTATGCCGAAAGCCGTGAAGACGAGATTGATGATCTGCGGTTCTACGCAGGGTCGCCCGACAACCATTGGCAGTGGCCATCTGACGTGCTGGCCACCCGTGGTGCGGTGCAGGGCCAGACAATCAACGCCCGTCCTTGCCTGACGATCAACAAACTGCCCCAGCATGTGCGTCAAGTGACAAACGACATGCGCCAAAACCGCCCTGGGGCCAAAGTCATCCCTGTAGACGACAACGCTGACGTGCAGGTTGCTGAGATTTTCAACGGCATGATCAGGCACATTGAGTACATCAGTGATGCCGATGTGGCCTACGACACTGCGTGCGAGAACCAAGTCGCTTATGGCGAGGGTTACATCACCCTGATGACCGAGTATTGCGACCCAAACAATTTTGATCAAGACATCAAAATTGGCCGAGTTCGTAACAGTTTCTCGGTCTACATGGACCCGATGATTCAAGACCCAACGGGCGCAGATGCCAAGTGGTGCTTCATCACCGAAGACTTGACCAAGGCAGAGTACGAGCGCCAGTATCCTGATGCCGCGCCCATCTCCACGCTCCAGTCTCTTGGAGTGGGCGACCAATCAATCAGCAACTGGCTCAATGAGGACACGGTACGCATTGCGGGCTACTACTACATTGACTACGAAAAAGCCAAACTGAACTTGTATCCAGGTAACCAGACAGCGTTTGCTGGCACACCTGAAGACGCGCAGATGAAGATGGTTTACGGCGAACCCAAGCGCAGCCGTGAGTCGATCAACCCCAAGGTGCGGTACTGCAAGATCAACGGCTACGAGATTCTTGAAGAAAAAGAATGGGCCGGCAAATGGATTCCTGTGATCCGTGTGGTCGGCAACGAGTTTGAGGTTGATGGCCGTATCTACATTTCTGGCTTGGTGCGTAACGCCAAGGATGCCCAGCGCATGTACAACTATTGGGTGTCCCAAGAAGCCGAGATGCTGGCGCTGGCCCCCAAAGCCCCGTTTATTGGCTATGGTGGCCAGTTTGAGGGCTACGAGGAAAAATGGAAGACGGCCAACACCCAGAACTGGCCGTATCTGGAGGTCAATCCAGACGTTACAGACGGCCAAGGCGCGGTGTTGCCACTACCCCAGAGGGCACAGCCGCCAATGGCGTCCAGCGGCCTTTTGCAAGCCAAGGCTGGCGCGTCTGAGGACATCAAATCCACCACAGGCCAGTACAACGCATCACTTGGCATGGGGTCCAACGAACGCTCCGGTAAGGCGATCCTTGCACGCCAGCGCGAGGGTGATGTGGGCACATACCACTATGGTGACAACCTGACCCGTGCTGTGCGCCACGTTGCGCGTCAGTTGGTGGACCTGATCCCTAAGATTTACGACACTCAGCGTATCGCCCGCATCATTGGTGAAGATGGCGAAACCAAGATGGTCAAGATCAACCCAGAGCAGCCAGAGCCGGTCAAAGAAATTCGTGACATGCAGAACCCTGATGTTGTGATTGAGAAGATTTACAACCCTGGCGTTGGCAAGTACGATGTGGTGGCCACAACTGGCCCAGGTTACGCAACCAAGCGCCAAGAAGCCTTGGAAGCTATGGCCCAACTGTTGCAAGGCAACCCACAGTTGTGGACTGTGGCCGGTGATTTGTTTGTTAAGAACATGGACTGGCCTGGCGCTCAAGAGATGTCTAAGCGATTCGCCAAAACCATTGATCCCAAGATCATGGAAGACAGCGACAAGTCGCCTGCCCTGCAAGCTGCCGAAATGCAGATGCAGGCTATGGGTCAAGAGATGGAGCAGATGCACCAAATGCTGCAAAACGTGGGCAAGTCGATTGAGGCGCAAGAACAGCGCCGCAAAGACTACGAGGCTGAGATCAAGGCATACCAAGCCGAGACACAACGCATCTCGGCCACACAGGCTGGGATGAACGAGCAGCAGATTCAGGACATCGCAATGGGTGTGGTCGCTGCGGCGATGGAATCCAACGGTCAATTGAACGGGATTCCTGAGATGCCGGAGCAACAAATGGATGTTGGCATGGAGGGTATGCCTGAAGCACCGCAGCCCATGCCGCCAATGGAGATGCCACAATGAACGCCGCACAATTGATGGGCTTGCTGTTTTTGGGCCGTAATGTGGCCCATTCAGTGCATCTGAACACCCGCAGCTACAGCAAACATGTGGCTTTGCAGACGTTTTATGATGAGATCATTGACCGTGCTGACGCATTTGCTGAAGCCTACCAAGGCCGTCATGGTTTGATTGGCCCAATTGGCATTCCGGCGGCCAAGAAGACAACCAACATTATTGAGTTTCTGCAAGGCCAACTTGCTGAGATTGAAAAAGGCCGTTACGATATATGCGATAAGTCAGACTCTGCGTTGCAGCAGCTCATTGACAACATCGTTGAGTTGTATCTGTCCACCCTGTATAAACTGCGATTTTTGGCATAATGCCGCAAAGGATTTAAAATGGAACTCTTAAACCCCCTGGCAGACGCTAATTTTCCCGCCCGCACAGTGGCCTTTACGGGCACTGCTGGCTCCACTGGCGTGTGGCCCGCTGGTCCACAAGGTGTAGTGGTCTGGGCTGATCAAGCCTGCTATGTCATTGTTGGCGAAGGCGTCACAGCTACCACCACGGCCACACCCATCCCTCCGTTTACGCCGATTCCCTTCAAAGTGCCCCAAGGCACGGGCGGTTCTTGGCGTGTGAGCGCAATTCAAATATCTTCTGGCGGCAACGTGTACGCCAAGCCAATCAACATTCAGTAATTTACCAAAAAGCCCGCCATGAGTTATTTTGGTGTTCCGCTGCGAAACGGTGTTGGCCTTGGTTTGGGCACTGTCCCATCTTTGACCAACACACCCCTAAGTTATCGACTTGGGCCTTCATTGGATTTGGTATTTGCTGGCGCGGACGCTCTTGACCCTCGCATCACGTTCACCCGATCCACCACAGCCACGTTTACTGGCTCAAACGGGTTGGTCCAATCGGCTGCCATCAACGCACCACGGTTTGACTACAGCCCCACAACACTTGCCCCTCTGGGCTTGTTGATTGAGGAACAGCGGACGAACTTGTTGGTGTATTCCAACGATTTAAGTCAATCCCCTACTTGGTCAGTAACCACAGCAACATTGACACCTAACGCAGTTGTAAGCCCAGATGGAACACAAAACGCTGCGGTTATTAGCGCGGCATCTCAAAATCCTCTTGCGGCTCAATTTTTTACAATTGCAGCTAATACAACTACATACTGCATTTCCGCGTATGTAAAATATGTATCAGGAACAAGCAATTTTAGACTTCGTTGCGCTTTAACAAACGGCACTGCGGTAGCCACAAACATTGCGTTTAATGCTGAAACTGGCGCTTTTGTGTCGTCTAGTGCTGGTGCAGTTTACACAATCACAAACGCTGGAAATGGTTGGTTTAAAGTTAGCTTGTTGGCAACAAACAATTCAACAAACACCAGATTAAATTTCCAACTTTTTTCAGGTAATGATACAACAGTCACAAACTCAATGGCGGTTTATGGCGCTCAAGCAGAAGTTGGAGCCTTCCCTACCAGCTACATCCCCACAGTGGCAAGCCAAGTGACCCGCACCGCTGATAACGCCAGCATGACAGGGACGAACTTCAGCAGTTGGTTTAACGCGACTGAGGGTACGCTGTTTGGTGAATCAGCTACGCCCGGCGGCGTTAATGGCGTGGCGTATCAAACTGCGTATGTGTGCGATAACACCACTGCCAACAATATGCGCATTCAAGTTTATAACAACGGTACGGCTAACTTTCCCGGTTTTTCCGTTGCCGCAGGTTCTGTCAACCAAGCATCTTTGTTTGCGGCTACGGGCGTAGCAGCTAATTTGTTTTCAAAATTTGTTGGCGCGTACAAAGTAAATGATTTTGCTTTTTCCAAAGATGGCGCAAGTGTTTTGACCGACACAACTGGTGTTGTTCCTGTTAGTTTGGTATCAATGTTTATTGGATCGCGTGTAGGCAACGCAGAGTACCTTAACGGCACTATCAAGAGAATTGCGTATTACCCTCGCCGTTTGAGCAACGCCGAACTTCGGGGGATCACAGCATGACCGACTATTACCTGAAATTCACAAGCGAAGAACAGGCTGCTGCGGCGCTGGAAGGCTATGAAGGCAGTGTTGATGTTATCGGCACAATCTATGAGCGCACCGGCGGCACTGATGACGAGCCAACCATGACGGCTATCTCTGGTTGGCATGTAAACTTGCGTGGGCCTGAAAGTGCAGCGTTTCAAGAGTACACGGTAGAGGTCAACACCCCGTACAGGGTGTGGGCTTAATCATTTAAGGAGCTGCAATGGCAGACGTCAAAATTTCCCAACTGCCAGCAGCCACCACCCCGCTGGCAGGGACTGAAGAAGTCCCCTTGGTTCAAAGCGGCACTACCAAAAAAGTAAGTGTTTCTAACCTGCGCGGCACTGCTGTGTCTGCGGTTACCGGAACCGCGCCAGTGGTGTCTAGCGGCGGCACAACACCCGCCATCAGCATGGCTGCGGCCAATACCAGCACTAACGGCTATCTGACATCTGCCGACTGGAACACGTTTAACGGCAAAGGCTCCGGCACTGTTACCGGCGTTACGGCGACCTCGCCTGTTGTGTCTTCTGGCGGTGCGGCTCCGGTCATCAGCCTGCCTGCGGCCACCACAAGCGCCGATGGCTATTTGACATCTGCTGACTGGAACACGTTTAACGCCAAGCAGCCTGCTGGGTCTTACCTGACCAACGGCGGCGCGTTGGGCACACCTTCTAGCGGCACGGCCACCAACCTGACCGGCTTGCCTTTGACCACCGGCGTGACGGGCTTGTTGCCTGTCGCCAACGGCGGTACTGGTACGGCCACACCAGCCTTGGTTGCTGGCACAAACGTCACCATTACAGGTTCATGGCCAAACCAAACGATCAACTCGTCGGGCGGCGGCGGTGGCGGCACAGTGACATCCGTGGATGCAACAGTCCCATCGTTCTTGTCAATCAGTGGTAATCCAATCACTACATCTGGTACGCTGGCGATTGCGTACAGCGGCACGGCTTTGCCGGTTGCCAACGGCGGTACAGCCGCCACAACCGCTGCCGGCGCTCGGTCTAGCATTTTGCCATCCTATGCTGGCAATGCTGGCAAGGTATTGGCGGTTAATACCGGCGCTACAGATGTAGAATACATTTCGGTGGGCGGCACGGGAACAGTAACATCTGTCAGCGGTACAGGAACTGTCAATGGTATAAGTTTGTCGGGCACGGTTACAAGCGCCGGAAACTTAACTCTTGGCGGCACGCTTGATTTGTCTGCCCCTCCAGCTATTGGCGGCGCAACGCCAGCCGCAGGCGCATTTACTACAGTAACAGCTTCTTCTGCAATCGGTGTGGCATCTGGCGGTACTGGTGCAACCAGCTTGACTGCCAATAACGTTATCTTGGGCAACGGCACATCTGCTGTTCAAGTGGTGGCCCCAGGCACAAACGGCAACGTGCTGACTTCCAACGGCACGACTTGGGTTTCTTCTGTTGCGTCATCTGGTGGCTTGGTTTACAGTTACACAACAACCCCTGTCACCGCCACCAACAACCAAGGCATATTGGCCGACACTTCAGGCGGCTCGTTTACTGTAACGCTGCCAGCTACGCCCTCGGTTGGCAATCAAGTAATCATTGCCGATGCGGGCAGTTTTTGGGGTACAAATAATTTGACCGTGGGCCGCAATGGCTCAACCATTGGTGGTTTGGCCCAAGACCTTGTGTGCGATCTCTCAGGCGTCAGTGTCCAGTTTGTGTATGACGGGGCAACATGGGAAGTCTACGCCCAAGTTGGCGGTCAAGGCGGCACAGCAGTGACGTTGGATGGCGTACAAACACTGACCAACAAAACGCTGACTGTTCCAAAGATTACATCGTCATCTTTGACAACTGCAACTGCTGGCACATTTGAATACGATGGAAAAGTTTCTTACTTTACTCCTCAGGGCTTGGAGCGAGGCGTTACGCCAGGGATGCAGTATTACAGATTGAATTCAACACTAGCAGGTTCTAACGCAACCGGGGCGCAAAGCATACTGGGCGTTGGGGTTACTTTGTCCAGCAGTACGGTTTATGCTTTTGAGCTTGTTTTTTGCTTGACTAAATCTGCTGGAACAACATCGCATACCGTTAGTGCGCTTTTTGGTGGCACTGCAACTTTAAACAACATTGCCTACGATTCTATAATCACTCAATCCTCGACAACAGGTGCAGTTAGTGGTAACCCGACCACTTCTGCCGCATACCATTTATATGTCCAGCAAGCATCCGCTACTGTACTTACTGCTGCCATTGCAACAGCAGCCCAAGCTGTTTATCCTGTGATTCGTGGAACCGTGTCAATTAACGCTGGCGGCACACTTATTCCGCAATACCAGCTTAGTGCTGCTCCAGGCGGCGCTTACACCTCGGCAATAGGCTCTTACTTTTCAATCTACCCAATTAGCACATCAGGCAGCAACACAAGCGTAGGAACTTGGGCATGATTTCATTAGTTATTTCATGGCCCACACAATCGGAGTAACACATGGCAATCCTATCCAACATCATTACCCCGACCAACGTCCTGACTGAAACCAGTACAAACACGGTCACAAACAAAACATTAACCGACCCGGTGATTATTGGAACAATCACAGAAGACATTTTTGCTCTGACTGATGGTTCTACGGTTGATATTGACCCCGGCAACGGATCAATCCAAACTTTGACTTTGACCTCCACAGGAAGAACGCTGACCTTTACAAACATGGTAAACGGCGAGGCAATTACGTTGATGGTTAATGATGGAACTGCTGGCACGATTACAACGTGGAACGCAACCTTTGTAAACAACGGCGGTGTTGCCCCCACCCTTTCAACCACCGGCTATACCGTGGTTTCGGTTTGGGAAGTTGGTAGCGTTGTATATGCCGCACTTGTCGGGAACGCATAATGTTATTCCACAGCATTCAAGGTGCTGGCGGTAGCAGCACCGCCGGCCAACAAGAAGTTGTTTTTACTGCTAGTGGTAGCTGGGTTGTACCAAGCGGTGTAACTTCTGTTTCTGCTGTTTGTGTCGGGGCGGGTGGTGGTGGGTCAGAGTCTGCCAGTGGGGGTTCGGGTGGTAGCGGGGGTGATCTTCGTTACTACAATAACTTGGCTGTAACTCCCGGCGAGACTTTAACAATTACTACGGGGCTTGGTGGCCTTCCTGGCTCAACGGGAGTTGCTGGACCATTTACTAGAATTGCGCGAGGCGCTACGGTTTTGCTTGAGGCTGCGGGCGGCGGTGGGGGCACAACATCTGGGTCAGGCGCTAAAAACGGCACAAGTACAACCATTGGTGGGTCTGTTGGCGGTGGTGACGGTGGCACATGCGCCAATCCCGCCGCAACGGAGTGTGGCGGCGGCGGTGGGGCAGGTGGTTATTCTGGAAACGGTGGGGACGGTGGTAGTGGAGCAAGCATTAGCGGCACTAACGGCGCTGGCGGTGGCGGCGGCGGGGGCGGTGGTGGTGGTGACAGCGATGCGGCGGGTTCCGGCGGGGGCGTCAGCGCGTTTGGTCTTGGGCCAAACGGTGTAGGTGGAAACGGGAATATAGTTGATGGTGCTTCCGCTACCGGGGGAAGTTACGGAGACGGCGCATTGGGTCCGAATGCGGTTACCGGCGCTGATCCCGGCGGTGTTTCCAACAATTACGGGGCTGGAGGGGGCGGGGCTGACAACATTACTGAAGGCAGTCGCGGCGGCGCAGGTTTTGTCAGAATTGTTTGGCCAGGGAGTTCACGTTCTTTTCCGTCTACAGATGTGTGGATGAGCCGCGTTTTAACAACAGTTATTGAAACTCAATCATCTGCCAATACCATTACAATTCCAGGTTCAGCAGCAGTTGGCGATTTGGCGGTGCTGTCAAATATGAGTGAAACTACGGGAACACAAAGCGATCCATCTGGCTGGACGCGAATTGTAAACCAACAGGCAAATTTGCCCGTATTAACCTGCTGGTACAGAATTATTCAATCTGGTGACGCAGGGGCTACCGTTACCATGACCACAGGAACTGCACAATCAGCAGAAATGATTTTATTTAGAAAGTCATCTGGTGTTGTGTCGTCTGTGAGTGTAAGCGGCGCTACTATTGTATATTCGGCTACTGCTCAAGCAAGCCAAACTCAAACTGTTTCCACACCAAACTCCATAGTTTTTGGTGTTTTTGCCTCTGATTCTTCACAAATAGTATCCGGAGATATGGAGTTTGACGATGGCGTTACCGTTGCGGGCGCTTCGGAACCCTCGGCAGTGTTTACCGGGGAAAACGGTGACACCTCCCGACAATTGTTTATGCGGTTTAGAATATACGATGTACCACCGCCTGCAAATGTACTTGTTGACAATACCCGGTCGATTGCCGTACAAACTATGGCTTCTTTTACAATTGGAGTAAGTTAAATGTATATAAAAATCAGCAACGATGGCGGTCAAAGATTTCCATATACTATTCAAGACTTGCGACAAGAAAACCCAAGCACCTCATTCCCTCTGGTTTTGAGCAATGAGTTGCTTGCTGAATTTGGCGTGTATCCCGTATTGGAAAATGCGCGGCCTGATACAGATCGTTTTTCCTACGCTGTCAAGCGTGGTTTGCCAGAACTTGTTAATGGTGAGTGGATTGTGCTGTGGGATGTTCTTGCTAAAAGCCAAGAAGAAATTGCCGAGCAAGACGAGCGACAAGCAGTTGAAGTTCGTGATTCCCGCAACGGTAAACTGGCCAAGACAGACTGGCGCTTTCGGTCTGACATGGCCCCCACGCAGCAATGGATCGACTATTGCCAAGCGCTGCGTGATGTCACCGCCCAACCTGGGTTCCCTTGGTCTGTTACTTGGCCAACCCAACCGGAGTAAAACATGGAACATAATGCACTGACCCAGAAGCTCGTATATGTAGACTTTTCCGCTGACCCAACTCAGTTGGCCGTGGTTGATCTGACGGCTGAAGAAATTGAGGCAAACAAGCAACGCGCTATGAATGCCTTGCGCGGCAAGCGCAATTTGTTGCTGTCTGGGTGCGATTACACCCAACTGCCCGACTTTGCCGGTGACAAAGCAGTCTGGGCCGTTTACCGCCAGACATTGCGCGATCTGCCTGCAAATGTGGCAGATGCCCGATTTTTTGAAGCATGGCCTGAAAAACCGTGATATATTTCGCAAAACTGTACTGGCCCAGATGACCAGGGAATCTTAGGATTCAAAATGGACAATGAAGTCTTAGCGGAAGCACCCGCGCCGGAACAGGAAGCAACGGCTGCCCCTGAACCCGAAGTTAATACGCCGGAAGTATCGACAGAGCAGACAGAACAGCCAGCGGAAAAAACTTATACGCAAGCTGAAATCGACGCGATGATCGGTAAGCGCCTCGCAAGAGAACAGCGCAAATGGGAAAGAGATCAAGCTGCCAAGCAGGCTGAAACGCAGACCTTACGGTCTACGCCACCCGTTGCAGACAACTTCAACGACCCTGAAGAATATGCGCAAGCATTAGCTCTTCAGAAGGCCCAAGAACTTGTCGCCCAACGAGATGCCGCAAAGCAACAAGCTGAGATCATGGAGGCTTACGCCGACAGTGAGGAAAAGGTCAGGGACAAATACGACGACTACGATCAGGTAGCCCGTAACCCTAACGTGCCCATCACCGAGGTCATGGCTGAAGCGATCTACGAATCTGACGTTGGCCCCGAAGTAGCTTACTACCTAGGCTCAAACGTCAAAGAAGCTACTCGAATTTCCAAATTGTCGCCTTTCATGCAGGCAAAAGAGATTGGAAAGATTGAAGCCAGATTGGCCTCCGATCCTCCGGTCAAAAAAACTTCAAACGCGCCAGCACCGATTAGTCCGGTAACAGCACGTTCAAGCGGTTCACCGAGCCATGACACGACTGACCCTAGGTCAATCAAGTCCATGACAACCTCGCAGTGGATCGAAGCTGAACGCGCACGCCAGATGAAAAAGTACGAAGCGCAACGCAACCGCTAATTTTTTGAAAGGACTATCATGTCTAACAGTATTCTGACCATTGACATGATCACCCGCAAAGCTCTCGAAATCCTCGAGAACAACCTGGTGATCACCCGTAACGTGAACCGTCAGTATGACGATTCTTTCGCTGTTGAAGGCGCAAAGATCGGCTCTACACTGCGTATCCGTTTGCCCGACCGCGCTCTGGTAACTGACGGTGCTGCCCTGCAAGTTCAGGACGACAACGAACAGTTCACCACTTTGACTGTGAACAACCAAAAGCACATCGGTGTCAACTTCACATCTGCTGAATTGACCATGCAATTGGATGACTTCGCAGAGCGTGTGTTGAAGCCTCGTATCAGCCAGTTGGCATCGTCCATCGACGCTGATGTGGCTAACTGCTACAAAACTATCGGTAACACCGTTGGTACTCCTGGCACTACTCCTTCCACCTCTTTGGTGCTGTTGCAAGCCCAGCAGAAGCTGAACGAGAACGCTGCTGTGATGTCCCCACGTTACGCTACCGTAAACCCTGCTGCTAACGCTGGCTTGGTTGAAGGCATGAAAGGTTTGTTTAACCCCACCGACACCATCAGCAAGCAATTCAAGAACGGCATGATGGGCACTGGCGTGTTGGGCTTTGACGAGATCA